GAACAACATACAAATTGCCGAGCACGTTGCGCTTACGATCACACTCAATCGGATGAAAGAAGTTGACGGTTGGGTTCTTCGAGTTGGAATACTCGGACGCGTCCATTGCGCGGACGGACGTGAAATTGGCGTCTTCACAGTCATAGTCTGTGGCCATGGCAACTTTGCCCATGCCCAGAGTAGCTGTGGCTTGAGATGACAGAGGGACGTACTCAAAGACCATACCCATGAATTCAAACTCCTCGTACTGTCTCGCTATGGGCGCGAGCCAAGCATTGAGGGTTTGACACCCGGCGTTGAGTGGGATGGTAGTCCGGTTGAATGCAACACTAGACATTACGTCCATAACATACTCTTCATGCGCGACCATTATGTCTGATCCGCTTTTGCCATTCGCGAACGTCGGCGAGCTGTTCGTCGGGAAGCCGCTGTCGCTGAACTTGCCGGGACCACGTGTGCCTGAGGCCGAGAGTTGGCGCGCTCGAGTAAGCACGGAATTTCTCTTGACGTGGTAGTCGCCGAAACCGACGAGGTTGGAGAACCAGCTAGCTGCGTTACCAAGCAGTCTGCCAGCACCCGGAGCAAAGCTTTCGCCGACAGAGTTTCCGAGGGAGCGAGCAAGCTGGTTGACAGCGCCTGCCTCAGGGTTCGCCTGATAAGAGAACGGCTTAGCAATCGCGTTGATAGCGTCGCGGAAATAGCCACCTCTGCCGCGGATTCGCTGAGCGTAGTTGCGTGGCGCAAGACCGCCTTTGCGGGCTCGGGTTTTCTTCTTTGCGCCATTGGAGGACATGGATTGGAAAAAGCGGGGTTCTTTACCGTGAGGGAGCGTAAACAAAGTGGCGTTCGTAGGTGCACCTACCACTTGCTCAACGAACTGAGCTACATCCTCATGACACGGCCGAATGATGCGTGATTCATGCGCACCAGCCCACAACGCAAGAACTTCGTTATCTGTACGTAAGTTCGAGCGCACCATGCTCATTGTCACCTTGTTCGACATCGTGCCCTCAACGAGAAGGTGCTGCTTGGTCGCAACCACCCAATCAATGTACGCACGCAACAAGGACCTTGTTTCAGTCTCCCAGAACGCATCAATGTGCAACATGGACGCACGCAATAGTGAAAAGCGGACATCCTCGACACTCGTACCGTAGAGTAAAGAACAGAGGTTTTTCTGTCCATCTGGGACCGGGACCCAGAGGCGGACTGGCCTGGAGTAGGAGAATTTCTGACTGAGAAAACTGAGTTCATTCAACGGCACTGGGTTCCAGTGACCGGTCTCAGTAGTCATAACATAGCCTTCAGTGCCAAGACAGTCCCGGAACTCTTCCAGGCTGAACCACTCCCAAAGACGATCAGACCCCATGAAAAACAAATCGTCTCCATAGAGCGCGAGCTCCATGTCTTCCTCGAAAGACGAAAAGTTGGGCATTTCTTCGAATTTTTTCTCATACTGGTCCGCATAGCCATACGCCGCATTCCAATAGAGCACCACAGTGTTGTCAACCACGGTGTTCGAGCTGCCACTTGGGTTACCAGTTGTCTTCATGACCAACTGCCCATCAGTGAGAACCATCACTGCGTACTTGATGTCCCGGTACAATCGAGCGATCTTGTCGCGTTGCACAGTGAGCTCTTCTGGCGTCATTTGCTGCAGAGAGAGGCAGGCTTGTCTTAGCCTACACATCATGTCAAGTTTTCGGCGCATCATCTTAGCATCATACTGAGAAGCGTCGAGGGAAGCACCTTTTTTAAGGGTGAAATTCCTTGTCACACGAGTTGCGAGTCTGTTCCATCCTCGATAGAATTTGGTTATTCCTACACATGAGGCAGACCTGTGCGCAGCTCCGGCTGCATAGAACTTGTTGTTCATGTCAGCACATAGCATATTTAAACAAACTGAGTGCTCAATTGGCGAAGCGCAAAAAGTTCGTAGCTTATTATCGAGAACCCTGTCAAAAGGTCTCATCTCCTCCTTAACAGCCGAGGTCCAGACCGGCGTCCAAGCAGTGCCATCATGGAGGCCTGCCCAAAATTCAAGGATTTTCTCTCTTCCACCAGCAGCCATGAAGTGCGTTTTGGTGGGAAATTTCAGTGACCAGGGGTAGCCTGGCGACGAAGAATGATTCATCTCAGCGTACGCCGCGTCCAAGGACACGACAGATGAACCACCCATGATTGGGTAGAAGTGCTTATACACCGCTGCGTCCGCAAAACGCGCGGCTCGATCATTCAAAGGCTGCCACTGAGGAGAAGCATATTTCGCAACGCTTCTCAACTCAGCAGCAGTATTAGCTGGAGCATGAAGGTACCCATGAGGCAAAGCACGATTTGTCGATTGAAGAAATGACTGGAAATCCGTATCAAGATTCGACTTATCTCGATAACCCGCAGCGCGAGCAACCCGACCACAAAACTCAAAGGTTCCGTTATCAAGGGCCTCGCGCTGCTCAGCCGTACCACCGTCTCTTGTGCCCAATACAACGCGCTCCCGGTGGAGAAAAGCGCATTGCTGGTCGAGCCAGCTTACAGCTGGCTCGACTGGGCACTCGAGTTTTTCTGCGCTCCTGTGGCTGCGGCTGCGACCTCATTGTCGAACCTCACACCACCGTTGCGCAAATTGCCAGGCTTACCAGCTCCAATGTGGTGGACCGCCACAACTGCACCCTGTCTATCCAAGACAGGTGAACCGCACAAACCTTCTGCGGAAACACAGTCGTATACCATCTCACCATCATCGAGCTCCTTCACGGTTCCTGAGTTCATGATCACCTTAGTACCCTCTAGTGCGAAGATGGAAACGTTCACACCAACAAAAGGTTCGTTCTTCTTGGTGCTCGCTTTCAAAGAAGTGTACTTCAAACCGGCGGGAATGTTGAAGTAGACGAGATCTCTGTCTCCAACTCTGACCACAGTTGACACATTTACTGGAAAGGTTTCTCCATCCTCCATCCTGATTCTGGCGCTCACAGCTACCATCTTCTCTGACAGAGGTTGATTCGCATCGAGAGAATATCGAGTGAAGGTGTGCCACACCGTCCACGCCTTACCACAATTGAAGAAGCACACAACGAAATGTTCACTATGATCGTTGTGCACCACTGTCATACAGCCCATTGAACGACGATGCGCGTCGGGCTTGATATTTG